CTGCATTACCAAATGTGCCTCACCGTAATGAAGGACGGGCTTAAGGAAGGAATCGAGATACCACGTGACCACTTCAAGAGCACAGTGTATTCCGAGTGTTTTCCGATCTGGAGAGCGTTACCTTTTGGTACTAGAGAAGAAGACCTTTTCTCTAACGTTGGATACTCTGATCTCTATGTGGAGTGGATGCGCAGAACCCACAGCCAGGATATACGCGTCCTCTTGGTTAGTGAAACCATCAAGAACGCTATCAAGCTGGGTACGAGAATCAGCAACCACTACCAGAATACAGAGTTCTTCCGCTACTTGTTCCCAGAGATAATCCCCACAGAGAAGGAAACGTGGACGAATGAGTCACTACATCAACGCAGAACTCCAGCAGGCCGCGGACAGGGCGAAGGAACCTTCGACTTTATTGGTGTTGGCGCTGCTCTTCAATCTCGCCACTATAACGTGGTCGTGCAGGATGATCTGGTGGGTAGAGAAGCACGTAAGTCCTCGATTGTTATGGCTGACACCATTGACTACCATCAGATTCTGGTTGGTGCAACGGATAGCGATCCGAACAATCCGGGCAGAGATTTTGATGAGATCGTAGTAGGGAATAGGTGGAGTCATGATGATCTCAATAGTCACATTCGCGAAGAAGAACCTTACTTCTCCTGGACTACTCATTCAGCTCTTGGTGGGTGCTGTTCTCTCCATCCTTTCGGTGAGCCTATTTTTCCAGAGGCTTTTACACGAGAAAAACTTCTTAGATGGAAGCGCAGACTTGGTAGCTATCATTTTAGTTGTCAGTTTCTTAATTATCCTATTGATCCTTCTAAGTCTAGGATCAACATGGCCGATCTCAGGTACTTCAACTTCGAAAAAGTAACAGGCGCGCTCTCTATACCGAAAGAGAGTCCCACGATGAGCCGCTTGTTTGAAACGACGCGCCCGCAACAGTATCGTACAGTGATTCGTCATCACGTCGCCGATGGGGATGTAGAGAAGGATGTTTTCCCACGTAACATAGATCGTTACATGACAGTTGATCCTAACCACGGAGGATCACACCTTGGACAAGACGTTGGTAAAGACGGCCGTTGTCGTCATGCTATCGCTGTTACTGGCATCTCTCGTGATCCTCGTAGAGTTTATCTCCTGGATCAGTGGGCTAAGGCTTGTCCCATTAAGGAGTTTGTAAAGCAGATTTTCTTCATGGCAGTGAAGTGGAAGCTGCGTGTAGTATATGTAGAAGCGGTGGCTTCACAGAAGTACTTGCTTTATCACTTGAACGAGTTTGTAGCGGATTACAAGTACATACAACCAGAGATTGCTGGCATACGGTTTGAACCACTGAAGAGCAGCAATGCAGCAGGAGCGAAGGCAGAGAGGATTGAGAACTTCATTCCTACAATCGAAGCTAAGGAACTCTGGCTTGATGTTAATAACTGTGCGGAGTTTAAAGAAGAAGCGGAGAACTTTGGTCAGCGAAAGGGCCTGATTGATTTACTGGATGTATTAAGCTATGGCCCGCAGATTTGGAAGTTTGATACTGTGTCAGAGGAGAAGATTGGAGACTTCCTGGCAAAGCAGAAGGCGCAGTATATACGACGAATGCAGGCTGCCTCAGCCTAAGGTATGAGTATGGATCCAAATGAAGTAAAGTTGACTGAGCGTATAGCAACATTGGAATCATGGCAGAACTTACACCCTTTGCTCCATCAAGGAGAAGCAAAGGCTGTAACGTTGGCTTATACTGCTTTGGAAAAGGAAGTTGCTTCGCTGAATGATGTGCGTAAGGATTTAGCGACAAAGGTTGATGAGGAAAGCTATCGTAGAGAGCATGAGCGGTTACGTAGTGACATTCAAAGTCTTCGTGAGACTCGTAGTGGAAATCAAGCAGAAGTGGGTATTACAGAGAAGTTCTTAGGTAATCCACTGATCGCGGCAGTGGCAGGAGCCTTGATCGCTTATTTATTACTCGTTCATAAGTAAGGGGCTGACGTGGCGACACATGAAGAGAGAATAAGAGATTTGGAGATTGATATGTGGATTGGAAAAGATTCTGACAATCCTCCGATTACAACAAGATTAGATAGGTTGGAAATTTCAATGCGCGTATTAAGACAACTCAGTTGGGTTATTGTCGCTGGAATTGTTGCGGCAATAGGAGATATTATCAACACACACTTGACACACATTGGTAAATAAGGAGCGGATATGAATCAGTGGCTTGATAACGTGGTGGCGCATCCTAAGACTACGGTTGTAGGATTGCTTACTTTCGCAGTTACTGTGCTGGGTGTTTTACAAGCCCAGGGCGTGGATTTTGGTAAAGTGGGGACAGGAACGTGGGTTACGCTTCTGACTTCACTTGCATCTTCGTTGATGCTTTTGGTTTCTAAAGACCCTTCTTCAAACTAAGAAAGTAGCTTAAAATGCCATACCAGCCGCCTACTTTAGTTAATGAGATGACTCCTCTAGCTGATGCAAAGAAGCTAGGTCCGGATAATTATAAGGAGTTGTGTCAGTTTATTATTGATAAGATTGACCATCTGGATCGGCGGCTGGCTACTTTTAGGACTGAGAAGCTCCCGGAATACGTGAGGCTTTATAAGGCGCGCCCCAAAAATAAGAACGTAAGCTGGCCCTGGGAAGGCGCCGCTAATATGGTGATCCCTATCATAGGTACATATAGCGATGAGCTTCTGGCACGTGTGATGGGTGGAATATGGATGTATGATCCGCTGTGGGCGGCTACGATTAGTGGAGACGTATCCGATAAGGATGGGGAAGAACTTAAGCAGCTTACACAACAGTTTTTAATGGACATGGCGTATGACCCCAATGAACTCGACCTCTACAGAGTGGAACAATCGGCCTTTCACAGTGCTATCAAATACGGAACAGGGATCATCATTACACCTTATGAATATCAAACTAGGATTGAGGCTGTGTATAAGGATGGAGGACAATCTACTAACGCCCCTGTCACTAGCGAACTCAAAGAGTACACGGTAATCGACGGCCCTAAGCCAGAGATTCTCCCACTCAATAGATTCATCTTCGAGCCTGATAAGCCGAAGCTTGAGAATATGAAGATGTACGGGCATATTGAGTCTCTGGATGTATGGGGACTTGAAGGCTTGGTGAATAAGAGTCCGTACTACAAACAAGCCGATATTGATAAGCTCCTCTCTTCTCCTGATGCAGTGCAAGAAACTGAAATGGAGCGTGAGATTAACGAGGAGTCTGGTATAGACGCTGGCGGCGTGGATAAAGGCGCTGCGCGGTGGTATATTTATAATCTGTGGTTTAACTATACCATCGCCGGCACAGAATACGCTTTTCAAGCACGCTATAGCAAGCGTGATAAAATGGTACTCTGGATAGCTTTTAACAACTATCCTAAGAACATGATCGCTTATCAGGATATGAAGCTCGCATATGACGATGAGAGCTATCTTGGTACGGGGTTTGCTGAGCTTCTGCACATTGCACAGAAGGAAGTCTCAAATAACAACAACTGGCGTACTAACAATCGTAACATGGCAATGCTTGGCGTGTGGAGAGCTGATCCAGAGTCTAAGCTGAGTTCGATGTTGGATTTGATGCCGGGAGTTGTAGTGCCAGGGCGGAAGGATGAGATTGAGTATATCAAAGCTGGCACGGATATGGGTTACAACAACGAAGCTGATGCTTTTCAGCTTTCGATTGCTAAGGAGCGTGTAGGTGTAGACCCGGCTATTGGTGGAGCGGGTGGTGGGATTGTGAATCCGAAGCGTGGAATTTACAGCGCCGCGGGTACTAGCATGGTGATGGCACAAGCTAACAATCGAAATAACCTACGCACCGCCGATATGCGCGCCGCACATGTAAAATTAGGGCTTAAATTACTTACGATGTATGCGAACTTTGGTATAGGAGACAAGCTCAAGAAATACGGCACACAGGCGGAGAAGCTGAAGAAGGCGCTTGATATGTACCGCGAGGGTACACTAGGACTGCGGCTTCGTCCTGCCTCGGCAGCACTTAATAAAGAGCTTGATCGGCAGAATGATATTCTCCTGAGTGATAGAGTGGATCGTTTCTACCAGCAAGAAGCGCAAATGATTCAAGCTATTATGACTCAGGGTATTCCAGAACCTTTAAAGCAGTTGTATCTGGAGCAACTGCTCGGTGCAAGGGCGATGATGCAATCAATCTTGCGTACTTTTAACAAGGATAACACGGAGACAGTGCTACCAGACCTGGGTCCGATTATTCAAATGGCGTCTCAACAGGGACAACAGCCACAAGGTGGCGGAGCAGGAGCAGGGAATGGAAATCAAAACGGTGGGGGAGTTAATCCCGTACAAGGCGTCCCTCAAGGAGCTGTGGGGCAAGGAGGAGTTCCAGCCGGTACTGGCGTTATTTAGATCGCTTATGGAAGAAGCGATTATGGATGTACGCAGAGGCGATATTACTGGAGACTCTGCAGAAAATGTTAAAGCGTGGGCTGGAGCAATCAAGGTCAAGTTAAACATAGCTTGTATGTTACTTGAGCTTCCAGACAGAATTCAACTAGCTCAGGATGAGATTGAAACGCGGCAAGACAAAGTAGCAGCAATGAAATCTGTACAGGAAGGAGGAAGTATATAATGAAATTTCCTTGGCAAAGGGATGATAAAACTGGCGAGCCTGTGATGGAGTTGCCAGATGAGTTAGTGAACCAGATTAAGGCTGGTTCAGAAGCGGCCTCAAAGCTTTCGAGTATTGAGACTACGTTAGCAGATCTTAAAAGCATTATGGCTTCCTCTTCTGAGAAGGAAGAGAAGGAACGTAAGGAAAAAGAAGCTAAGGAAGCAGCGGCGCGTAGACAGGAAGCTGAGGGTACAGTAGAAGAGCAGATTGAGGCTCTTATGCTTTCTGGTAAGACGAAGGAAGCTATTGCACTCGCAACGCAGGGACAGACGCAAGCGATTAAAGCTGTTCACGCAGACAATGTGCGCCGTGAATTGTTTGAGGATCAGGATAAGTTTAAGTACTACCACGGCGATATTAAGCGCGAAGTGGATGCTTTGCTTGCGAATCAGGCTGTAGATTTTCGTATGAATCCTGCGAACATCGAGAATTGCTATCACACTGTTGTAGGAAAGCACAACGGAGAGATTCTCGAAGGCAAGATTAAGACGCGCTTTGCAGCCTCTAGTGGCGGCTCGGTTTCCAAAGGCGAAGCTGGTGACACTGGAGCGGATGATAAGAAGAACCTCAAACTCTCCGATGAAGCTAAGAAAGCAGCGCGGCTCCTAGGATTTGACGAAGATACTTACAAGAAGATGCTGGATGAAGATGGGGTGGCTTATGTCTAATGAGACAGTGAAAACTGCTGTAGTAGACGCTCTTAAAGCAGCGGCGCCGGCTGTACAGGCAGTCACGCCTGAGGCTTTAGAGGCCGCTGTAAATGCAGCCCTCGCTAAAGCAGCAGCGAAGCGCCAGGAAGCCGCGAAGCCAAAGGAGCCGAATTGGGCTACTCTTACAGAAGCCGAGGCTATGAGTGCGGCCACTTACATTCCCGTCATTGAACATGATATTCCTGATTACATGAATATGAAGCTCAAGGATGCAGAATACATGTGCGTATGGGCTTCTAAAGACCAACGTAGGATTGGGCAACTCCAAGCAGAAGGCTATGAGTTTCTGAAGCCTGAGCACATTCACCCTGATTTTAAGATTCCTCTGAGGTTTGATTCAGAGAATTTGTACACGTATGCTGATGTTGTGTGTATGCGTGTACACAAACGCATAGTCTACGGGAAGCGCAAGAAAGCACTTCAGATTTCCCTCAACCAACTTGCAAATCGTAACAGGCCGCCGCGAGTTAAAATGGAAGGTGCATTTGAACTCACGCCAGGGCAAACACCAGAAGTTGGTCAGTTCTACGAATCTATCTAGTTCCTAAACCACAACCGGAAGCGAAGCAGGCGCTGCCACTAACTAAAGGTAATCAAAGGGAGATGGCATAATGGCTGGAGCAAATCTAACCACGCATTTGCCGATTCTACAAGTTCAGGAGAAGGCGGGGACGACGCCGTTTACCAATGCCCTCCCTGAAAAGGCAGGTCAGACTTTTAAGTTTGGAACGCCTGTACAACTTGAAGGAGCCGGCTTCGTACAAGCATGGGATGGTACTACCACCACTGCTGGAATTCTCGGTATCGCTGAGAGTTTTGGACAGAACTTAGGTACTGATGGCGTTGGCGCCCCTGTTCCACCGTTTGGTGGGATTACGGGTAATATCGCTATCGCGACTTATGGTAGTGTACCAAACCAGCCCAACGCAGTTAACATCGCTGTTGGCACTCCGGTTGCTGATGGCAGAACGCTTTACATGGAACCGAACTCGGACAACATTTTCCAAGCGTTGTTTGATAACTCCGCTGGTACTGTAGCAGCGAACTGGACACCAACGAATGCTGATATTGGTGTCTCTTACGGTCTTACCAAGGATGCCAACGGTTATTGGTACGTTGACAAGAACAAGACTGGTGGTTCTGCTGTACTCCAAGTTGTAGGGCTTCCATTGGGTTCTTATCTTAATGCACCCGTAACTTTCATCTTCCTGGCCGCAGCGGTTCAGGTACTCTAACAAAGGAGATTTTCGATGCCACAAGTACGAGCCAAATATCCGCAGCTAATGCAGACGGGGCTAAGGAAAATCTACTTTGATAGCCTCGATCAGGCATTGAAGGCTTCAGACTATCCGAAGCTCTTTCACGAAGTTAACTCGAAGTCTCAGTATGAACAGGAACTTGAGATGGCTGGAATCTCTGTACTTCTGGAGAAGCCTGAAGATGCTTCCACGTATTATACTGAGATGATCCAGGGTGGTTCAAAGCGCGTGGAACCACTCACGTACTCTCTTGGGATTAGAACTTCCAAGGAGTTGTATGATGACGATCAGTATGGACTAGTCGGGAAGAAAGGCCCCACGCTGCTTGCTAGGAGCGCCGCCTTTACTAAGGAAATGATTGCTTTTAACGTGTTTAATCAAGGCTTTACGAGCGCGATTACTACGTTTGACGGCAATCCTCTTTTCTACAACCAACATGCACTGCTCGGCGGCGCGCAGGCTACACAGATCGCACCTGGAGTTTCGGGTGTGATTAGTGCGCCTGGCACGTATCCGAACAGGCCCGCGGTTGATGTGGACTTTTCTGTAGCTGGTTTGCAGCTTGCCACTAACCACGCAGCGCGTATGATTGATAACATGGGATTCCCGATTCGGCTGAAGTGGCAGAATCTTGTCACTCCTCCTGAGTTGAGGTTCCTTGTTAGGGAGATTCTTGGTTCTTCTGGTAAGCCTTATACAGCGGATAATACGATTAACTCTCTGCTGCCGGAGGATTACAAGAACATCGAGGTTCCGTGGCTCAACTCTCCGAGCGCGTGGTTCCTTGTTGCCGAGAAGCAGGATACGGCGCTGGAAGTCATTAACCGCGAAGCTCCTACAACGGACTTCGATGATGACTTTGATACAGATGCCATCAAACAGAAAACCAGAATGCGTGTAGCAGCATGGTGCCCACGCTGGCAAGGAGTCTGGGGAACTGAAGGGCCATAATATAAGAAGAAATTGCTAGCAGGAG